CTGCCGCGCGAGCAGGCGCAGGCGCTGATCACCAAGGGCGACGCGGTGCTCGTCACAGCCGACCCCGGCGGCTACAACCCGGCGGCCGTGGCGCTGATCGGCGGCACCATCAACGGCACGTCCGTGGGCGCGACGACCCGCAGCACGGGCGCTTTCACGACTCTGGCGATCACCCGCACCGACTCGTCTGCCACGCCGGGCAACGTCACCAACAACTCGGCGCTCGGCCGGGCCGCGTTCGCGGCGGCTGCCTCGACCGTGGTGGTGACGAACAGCGCCGTGACGGCCACGTCCGAGGTGTTCGTGCAACTGCTTGGCGCAGCCGACGCGACGCTGACCTCGGTCGTCGGCGTGACGGTGGGCGCCGGCTCGTTCACCGTGACCGGCAATGCTGCTGCCACGGCGGCCAAGTCGTTCAGCTTCCTGGTGATCAACTGACGATGCGTGCGGCGCGCCGGGCCCGTTGCGGTGGGCTTTCGTGCGTTGTGATTCCACAACGCTGCCGCTAGAATCGCATCACCCCCACCCGATGCGAGGCAGGCATGGCCAGCCAGGTGTCCATCGTCAATCGCGCTCTGATCAAGCTGGGCGAGCAGCCGATCCTCCTGCTCACCGACAACGTGAAGCAGGCCCGCACGATGGCGGCCCTGTTCGACGACACGCGCGACGCCGAGATCCGAGCGCACCGCTGGAAGTTCGCCATGCGGCGCACGCGGCTGTCGGCGCTGGCGCAGGCGCCTGACTGGGGCTACCAGCTGCAGTACGAGCTTCCGGCCGACTTCCTCGGCCTGGTGCAGGTCAACGAGATCTACCTGCGCACCGGCATGAAGCAGCGTGCGCCGTGGGCCGTCGAGGGCCGGCGCCTGCTGACCGACCTCGCGGCGCCGCTGGCCGTGCGCTACGTGGCGCGCGTCACCGACGCCTCGCTGTTCGATCCGCTGTTCGTCGACGCGCTGGCCTGCCGCCTGGCCATGGAAGCCTGCGAGGCGCAGACGCAGAGCGACACGAAGTTCCAGCGGGTTGCCGGCATGTACGACCAGGCCCTGAAGCTGGCGATCCGGCAGGACTCGGTCGAGGCGCCGCCCGACGAGCTTCCCGATGGCACGTGGCTGGAATCGCGCCAGGGCGCCGGCTACGCGGGGATCGGGCCCGATGGCGGCCTGTGGCCGTCCGGCGTGACGGTGCTCTGACATGGCAAAGGCATCGCCCTTCACCGCGAACTTAAATGCGGGCGAGCTTTCGCCCATGCTCGACGGGCGGGTCGACTATGCCAAGTACCCGAACGGCGCCAGCAGGCTGGAGAACTTCATCCCCACCGTGCAGGGCCCGCACGTGCGGCGCGGTGGCACGCGGTTCGTCGCCGAGGTCAAGGCCTCGGCCGCCGGCCGCCCGCTGCTGCAGGTCTTCGAGTTCAGCGTCAGCCAGGCCTACATCGTCGAGTTCGGGAACTTCTACTGCCGGTTCTACACCTGGGACGCGGTCACGCTGCGGCGCGGTCGCCTTGAGGTGTCGGGTGTTCCCGTTGAAGTCGTCACGCCCTACGCGATCGGCGACCTCTACAACCAGGACGGCACGCCCCGGCTGCGGTTCGCGCAGTCCGGCGACTTCCTCTACATCGCGCACCCGAGCTATCAGCCCCGGATCCTGCGGCGCCTGACCGCGACCTCGTTCTCGCTGGTGACGTTCTCGGCGCTGGGTGGCCCGTGGAAGTCCCTGAACGACACAGGCACCACGGTCTACGCGAGCGCGGAAACCGGGGCGGGCATCACGCTGATCGCCTCGGCCGCGATCTTCCAGGCCGCGCACGTGGGGTCGCTGTTCTTCCTGGAGTCGAAAGACCTCAACGCGATCCCGGCCTGGGAGCCGGGGAAAGCCATCACGGCCGGCGAGCGGCGGCGCAGCGACGGCAAGACCTACGAGGCCCTGAACTCGGCGCACACCGGCTCCAGCCGCCCCGTGCACAGCGAGGGCGCGCTGATCGACGGCGACACCGGTGTGCAGTGGCTCTACCGTGATGCCGGCTACGGCTACGTGCGGATCACGGGCTTCACGTCGACTTCGCAGGTCACCGCCGACGTGGTCGAGCGGCTGCCCTCTCAGGTGGTGGGCTCTGGCAACGCCACGGCGCGCTGGGCGCATGCGGCATGGTCCGGCGTGGAGGGCTGGCCATCGCAGGTGGCGTTCTTCCGCGAGCGGATGTGGTGGGCCCGCGGGCAGGAGGTCTGGGCCTCGGTGTCGGCCGACTTCACCGATTACTCGCCCCGGGTCTTTAACACGGTCACGGCCGACGCGGCGTTCACGGTCCAGATCAACTCCGGCAAGATCAACGCGGTGCAGTGGCTGGCGCCCGACCGCGACCTGCTGGTGGGCACGGCCGGGTGCGAGTTCGCGATCGGCGAGCTCACCAACGGCGAGCCGCTGGGCCCGAACAACCGGCGCTCCAGGGTGGCCAGCGAGTTCGGGTCGAAGGCCATCCCCCCGGTCAAGAACGGCAAGAGCACCCTGTTCGTGCAGCGCTCCGGCCTGGTGGTGCGCGAAACGTTCTACGACTTCGGCGGCGACGGCTACGAGTCGAGCGAGACGACGGTCGAGGCTGACCACATCACGCAGACTGGCGTGCTCGACATGGCGTTTGCGCCCGAGCCGACGCCGATCGTGTGGGCGATCCGCGGCGACGGTGCGCTGATCGGGTTCACCTGGAACAACGAGCAGAAGGTCCGCGGCTGGCACCGGCACCCGATCGGCGGCGACGGCGTGGTCGAGAGCTTGGCCGTCATGCAGGCGGCCGAGGGCGACAGGCACGAACTCTGGCTGGTGGTGCGCCGCACGATCGACGGCGTGACCAGGCGCTACGTCGAGTACATGGAGCGGCCCTGGCGCAAGGGCGACCCGCAGTCGCGGCAGTTCTACGTCGACTCGGGCCTGACCTATGACGGCGCTCCGGCGGCGACGATCTCCGGCCTGGCGCACCTCGAAGGGCAAACCGTCGACGTGCTGAGCGACGGCGCGCCCCATCCGCAGCGCGTGGTGACGGGCGGTCAGGTCACGCTGCAGCGCCCGGCGTCTGTCGTGCATGTGGGCCTGCCCTGCCCGTGCCTGTACCGCTCGATGCGCCTGGAAGCCGGCGCCTCCGATGGCACGGCGCAGGGCAAGACGAAGCGGATCCACAAGGCCGTGCTGCGGTTCCTGAACACCGGCGGCGGGCGCTACGGCGGCGCTGAGGGCGCGCTCGACGACCTGCAGTTCCGCACCTCGGCCGACCCGATGGGCGCGCCGGTACCGTTGTTTTCAGGCGACAAAGTGGTGTCCTGGCCGGACGGCTACACGACCGACGCCTACATGATGTTCGTGAACGATCAACCGACCGCGGTGACGCTGGTGGCGCTGGCGCCGCAGGTGGTCACGCAGGATGCGCGATGAGGATCGAAGCGTTCAGGCCCGAGCACCTGGAGCGGTTGCGCCTGCAGCCGGCGCAGGCTTATTTCGAGCAGCAGTTCTCGCAGCCGGGCTACGCGAGCATGCTCTCCAATGGCCCGGCCTTCACGGCGCTCGACGGCGACGTGGTGCTGGGCTGCGGCGGCGCGGCCGAACTGTGGGGTGACCGGGCTTGCGTGTGGTCGCTGCTCTCTGACCGCGCCGGCCCGCACATGATGGCCATCACCCGGGCCGTGCGCGGGTTCATCCTGCAGCTGCCGTACCGCAGAATCGAGGCCTTGGTCGACCGGGAGTTCGAGGCCGGTCACCGATGGGCGCGCCTGCTGGGCTTCGAGTGCGAGACGCCGGGCGGCATGCGCAGGTTCACGCCCGATGGGCGCGACGTGAGTCTCTACGCGAGGGTCAGGTAATGAGTGGATTCGAGATCGCCATCCTGGCGGCGTCCGCGGCCATGTCGGCTGGCGCTGCCGTCTACTCCGGGCAGCAGCAGAAAAACGCGGCCGAGGCCGAGGTGACGCGCGTGCGCCAGGCGGCCGACGTGTCGTTGCGCGATGCGACGGCGCAGGACGAGCAGTTCCGCCAGGACATCCGCCGGCGCATCGGCCTGCAGGTGGCGTCCAGCGCCGAAGCCGGGGCGGGCCTCAACGCCGACAGCCTGCGCGAGTCGATCTACGGCGCCGAGATGGACTCGGCCGCCATCCGCTACGGCGCCATGAGCCGAGAGCAGGCGCTGAACGACCAGGCCAACATCCGGTCATGGGAGGGGCGCGGCGCGAAGACGGCCGGCTACCTGAACGCGGCGAGCTCTCTGCTCAACTCCGGCTCCAGCTACTACAGCCGCAAGACGAGGTAAGGCATGGCCCGCATCCCGGTCTACGAGCGCCGCATCGCGCAGGAAAGCAACGCGCCGATCGCGCGTGTCGGCGCCAGCCCTGTCGCGGCGGCGCTCCAGAACCTGGGGCAGGCCGGCATGCAGGCGGTCGACCGCGTGATGGCAGCCGACCAGGCGGCGGCCGAGCGGGCCCTGCGCGAGCAGGACAAGGCCCGCCGCGATGCCGAGGAACTGGACAAGGCGCAGGTGCCGAACCTGCTTGCGACCGGGCAGGTGTACTGGCAGCAGCGCGAAAACGAGCGTCTCCAGGCGTGGCGCGTTGGCGACCCGGACATGCGCGAGCAGATCGGGAAGGATGTCGACAAGTGGGTCGAGGAATCCACGAAGGGCATGAACACCCCGGCCGGGAAGCGCTACTTCCAGGAGCACGCGGCGCGCATCAAGGCCCGGCTGCAGACGGACGCCTACAGCCACCAACTCAGGGCCACGGCCGAGAAGGTGAACGCCGAGAACGTGGTGGGCGAGGACAACGACGAGATCCTCGTCACGCAGTCGTGGCGCGACCCGAAGGCCGTGGCCGAGATCATCGCGCGGCGCGTGGAGCCGCTGCTGGCCCGCTCCGACATCGGCGAGGGCGAGAAGATCAAGCAGGCGCAGCGCATCAAGCAGCGCATGCTGCTGGCCCGCGAGCGTGCATTCGTGGAGAACGACCCGAGCACTTGGCTGCGCGAGAACGGCTTTGCGACCACCCGCAAGGGCGAGCCTGGCGCCATGCGGTTCGGCGACGTGTGGAAGGCGCTGATCCAGCAGGAGTCCGGCGGCAGGCAGTCGGCTGTGTCACCGAAGGGCGCCATCGGCGTCGCGCAGGTCATGCCCGACACTGCGCCCGAGGCTGCGCGCCTTGCGGGCCTGCCGTTCGACGAGCAGCGCTACCGCAACGATGCCGCCTACAACGAGGCGCTCGGCCGTGCCTACTTCGAGAAGCAGCTTGCGGACTTCGGCGGCGACTACGCCAAGGCACTGGCCGCCTACAACGGCGGTCCCGGGCGGCTGCGCAAGGCGCTGGCCGATGCTGGCCCTGGTGGCGACTGGCTGTCGAGAATGCCCGCCGAGACGCGCAACTACGTCGCGGCAATCACCAAGGCTGCCGGCCCCGGCGATCCGGCCTTGGCCGCGGAGGAGCCGCCGTCCGGCCGGCTGTCGGCCACTGCGGCGCAACTGGACCCCGACGCTGTCCGAACCCTGCGCGGCAATGCCGAAACCCGGGTGGCGCAGCAGTCGTCGCTGGCGCGCGCCGAAGGCGTCCGGCTGGTCGGCGACCTGATGGCGGGCCACAAGGACGGCCGCGTCGAGCCGGCGCCGCTGGGCATGGACTACTTCGACCAGACCTTCGGCCCCGATGGCGCGCGGGCCTATGCGGAGTACCGGCAGTCGCGCGAGATGGGCAGCGACATCGCGTCGTTCCGCACGGCCCCGGTGCAGGAGATCGAGGCCGCTGTGGTGGCGGCGACGCCCGCTGTGGGGCAGGGCTACGCGGCGGCTGATGCCCGCCAGCAGACGCTGCGGCAGGCGGCCGCCTCTGTCCTGCGGCAACGCGAGGCCGACCCGGTCACCTACGCGGCGGCGACCAGCCCGGCCGTGCAGCGGCTGATGCAGCAAGTGGCGCAGACGCAGGACCCGCAAGAGCGCAAGCGCGCCAACGAGAAGCTGATCGAGGCGAGCCTGGCCGAGCAGCAGCGGCTGGGCATCCAGGCGCCGCGCATCCTGTCGCCGGCCATGGCCGACCGCTGGCAGGCGCAGGCGATGAAGGCCGCGCGGCCCGAGGACTCGGCGAACCTGATCGCGGCGCTCGAGATGGAGTACGGGCGGCACTTCCCGCGCGTGTTCAACGAACTGGCGCGCGAGGGCAAGGTGAGCAGCGAACTGCTGATCATCCCGAACCTGCCGGCGCAGGCCGCGCGCGAGACCGTCTCGCGCTTGGCGCGCGTGAAGGAGTCCGATCTCGCGGCATCGGTGCCGGCAGACTCGCAGCGCGTGGTGAAGGATCGCGCGCAGGAGGCCGTCGTCGACTTCGTTCGCACCATCCCGTTCATGGGTGAGCAGTCAGTCGGGATGGTCGGCAGCTACGAGCAGATGATCCGCAAGATGGCCTACGAGCAGGTAGGCCAAGG